CGGCGGGTTCCAGCGGCGATTACAGCACGGCGGCAGCCACTGGGGCTTATTGCAGGGCAAAAGCAGACGGAAAAGATAGCATTGCCGTTGTAAACGGTGCTTGCGGTAAGGCGTGCGGCGCACTGGGCTGCTATCTGGTGCTGACCGAGTACGATGATGACGGCAATATGCTACTGGCCAAAATGGCAAAGGTTGACGGGGCCGTTATCAAAGAAAACACCTGGTACACGCTCAAAAACGGGAAATTTGTGGAGTGGAAGCCATGAAGAAGCACTACAACAAGCGCTGGCTTGAACAGCGCTGGGATGCAAGGCAGCCTGAGCGGTTGGAGCACATCCAGATGAAGCGGCAGCTGAGAGAAAAAAGGAGGGGTGCGGCAGTGAAGCCGAGCATGGGAATCGCAGAGTGCGTCCAGATTCTTCGAGACAATAACATCTCAAAGACCGAAAAGGTCTTGGGAGCGCAGATTCAGGCGGGAATTTTCCCGGAGTGGTCAAAGCCGTCCGTAGGAACAAAAGAGCTTTGCCCTGACATCTCCCGCGCCAGGTTTATGGAGTGGGTGAAGGATTTTTACAAGCTCGAAAAGGTTTATACAAAGGAGGATCCGAAAGAATGAAACTCAAATCTACTACTTACTACTGGTTGGCTGTCGTTTTTGGCGGCGTTGGAATGGGCACAGCTATGGGCGCAGAGGGTACCGCGCAGACCACCGGATACATCTCCGGCACACTGTTTGCGGTGTCGCTGGTGCTGATTCTGGCCGCTGTTCTGCTGGCTCGTCTGGGCTTTGCCGCAGAGGACAGGGAGAGAGCCGCAAAGCGGCGCAAGTACGGCAAGATCAACCGCACCCACGCCCGCAACTCGGAATATCCGGAGAATCAGGAGCGCAGGGCATGATGACGGCCAAAGAGTACGTTGAGGGCAAAGTCAAATCCTACACGCGGCTTGCCGAACGCTGCAGGCGAGAAGCCGAAGCCTCAGATGACATTGTTGTTCTGGCTGGATACTCCGCACGGGCAAGCGTCTGGGAGATGTGCGCCGAAGAAATGGACAACGTGCGAGAGATCCTGGAAGAGGAGTCGGGGGAGATCACGTATGCCTGACACTGTCCACCATGTCATGTGGTACACCGTGTATGACGCAAAAAAAGAGCCTGCCCGTGCGCCAACACGGACAAGCTCAAAGGGTGATGAGTTGCAAGGCCCATCTCCCCGAGGAATAGCACACTTTGGAGGTTTTGTAAATGAAAACAGCGCCCATGACCAAGCACCAGCGCATCAAGGATCTTTCTAACAAGGCTGAGGGCATCTTCCATTACATCGGGCCCAATGACCTTCTGTTCCGGCTCATCAGCACCGGGAACCAGCTGGCCAGCGAGGTGAACCACTCGGTAGCCTTTTTTACCAACTTTGCCCAAAGCGGCCTCATGTCCGGCCCTGCAAGCCGTAGCTGTATCGACCAGATCTACCGGCTGGTTGGCACCCTGATGTGTCAGATCGACGTTATCCATGCTGCCGCCGGGGAGCAGATCATGCCGGAGCCTTTTGAGAGCATCGACTATTGCTATGGGGTAGAGTACCGTACCCTGTTGCGTGAGGCGGTGATAAAGGGCCTGCCGGACAACTACAAGGGCCCCCAGCAAAATCCGCCCCAGATCAGCCTGGTAAGGCCTGCTGTGTCCTTTGGCCACCCGAAGGAAGAGCTGGATTGGGACCCTGACGAGTTCGACGCCGGAGAGTTTCTGAACTTCAACGCCCGGGAGGAGCCCCGGGACCGGAAGATCGTGTTCCACTGCACCAAGTCTGAACTGGATTCTATCAAACGCTATGCCGACATCATTGAAGTTTCTTATCAAGAGGAGGACATCCATCATGCCTGAGACTATCCATGAGACTATCCACGCCACCCCCACGGCTGCTGCCGGGCAGCTGGCTCCCATGCCAGAAACCGCCGAAGCCCTTACCCCAAGCCAGGCCCAGAACACCGACACCGCTTTCAGCAGCTGGAAGTTGGCTTGTAGCAAGGGCAAGGCTTATGCCCAGCTGCCGGACGGTATGGTGCCCAAGAGCTACGCCAAAAACGTTGCCAGCTGTGCCGTGGCCTGTGACATGGCCAACCGCATGGGCATGGACCCCATTTTTGTGATGCAGAACCTGTACGTCGTCCAGGGCAACCCCTCCTGGAGCGGCAAGAGCTGCAAGGCCCTGATCGACCACAGCGGCCTGTTTGCCGGACGCACCCGGTACCGTATGGAGGGCCAGGAGGGTACCGACACCTGGGGATGCCGCCTCATCGCCGTGGACAAGCTCACAGGCGAAAAGGTAGAGGGCCCCAAGGTCACCGTCCGCATGGCCAAGGACTCCGGATGGTGGACCAAAAACGGCAGCTACTGGCCCAAGATGACCGAGATGATGCTCAAGTACCGGGCGGCGGCCTACTTTGCCCGGTCCGAGTGCCCGGAGGTCCTAATGGGGGCCAGCGTGGACTGCGAATCTGATGAAGCCGACACGGAGGTGTGATCATGCTGAACGTAGTGGCTCTTATGGGCCGTCTTGTGGCGGACCCGGAACTTCGCACCACTACCAAGGGGACCAACGTGTGCCGTTTTCGGCTGGCCTGTGACCGCAGCTTTGTGCGCCAGGGAGAACAGCGTCAAGCGGACTTTCTGGATGTGGTGGCCTGGCGGCAGACCGCTGAGTTCGTGAGCAAGTATTTCCAGAAGGGCAGTCTGATTGCCATTGAAGGCAGTCTCCAGACTCGCCAGTATCAGGATAAGAACGGCAACAACCGCACTGCCGTGGAGGTCCTGGCGGACAACGTGAGCTTTTGCGGTAGCCGGTCTACCGGGGCTCCGGCGTCCTTTGAGCAGCAGACGGCCCGGCAGGTGCATCAGGCGAAGGCCTCGCAGCCCCAGCAGATGGACTTTAGTACCCAGAACCAGCGAAGCCAGTGGCCGCCGCAGGCTCCTTCCCCAGCCCCGGAGGCCCCTGCTGAGGACTTCAGCCTGATCTCCGATGACGGCGACCTGCCCTTCTGATTTTGCAAGCTGCGCTATCTGGCTATACGGGCGTACAAAGGAGGTGAGCAAGTGGCAAAGGATGAAAAGAAGTCGTTTGTGGTGTATCTGGACTGGTTTGATGCGCTGGAAGAGTACACGGATGCCGAAGTCGGACAGCTGATGCGAGCTTTGGCGAAACACGTCCGCACCGGCGAAAACCCAACATTTTCCGACCGTGGAATGCGTGGAAACTTCCGTTTCATGTGCAATGGAGTGGATTCGGCTACGGAAAAGTATGAGAACGTCAAGCAAAAGCGCCGGGAAGCCGGAAAAGCCCGTGCGGCTCAAATGCAAGCAAACTCAGCACTTGCTAGCACATGCTACCAAGTGCAAGCAAGTGGTAGCTATAATGATACTGTTAATGGAACTGAAACTGTTAATGGAACTGGAACTGTTAATGGAACTGGAACTGTTAATGGAACTGGAACTGTTATATCCCCTAACGGGGATATATATAATAGCTCTGCCAAAGCCGCCGTTGACGTAGAACTTTCCAAGATCGTCCAGCATTATCAGCAGGCCGTTGGGGACTTCCCACGCTCTGCGCTGGACAAGCTGCAGAAGTGGCGGCAGGAGTACAGCACAGAGATGATCCTGTTGGCGATCGACAAGGCCACAGAGGCCGGAAAGCGCTCGTGGAACTATATCAATGGCATTTTGTCTGGATGGAAACGGGACGACCTGCGTACACCGGGAGACGTGGAAGCCAACGAACAAAGCCGACAAGTCAGGCAGAGCGGCAGGCGACCGACCGAGACCGTAGACGACCAGCTTACCCGGGTGCTGGCGAAGATGGACAGAGAAAGAGGGTTTGAGACATGACACGGGAAGACGTGGCAAAGCTGATCCGCATGAATTTTGTGCTGTACAAGCTGGGCTCCAAGCCGCTGACCGACGAGGAGATGCAGACCACCATTGACGTGTGGACGTACCAGTTTGGCGACTATGACGGCGATACTGTCAAGCGGGCTTTTCTGGCGGCGAACCGGGTATGCGTTTATCCGGTCACGGTGGCAGACATCTTCAAGCAGCTTTCCCAGTGCCTGGACCCATCTGCCGAGTGGGAAGCTCTGACGGTGGCAGCACGCAAAGCGCAGACCTTTTTGAGCTGGCGCAAGTTCCCGATAATCATCGGAATTGACGAAAAGGGCGGGCTGCTGCGTAGTGACGGGCAGAAAGAGCTGAAAGCCCTGTATGACCAACTCCCCCCGGCGGCAAAATCCTACGCCGGAAGCGTGGGAGGGCTTGCAGAGCTGGCTGAAATGCCAGACCTTACATACCGCCGTGCCGAGTTTTTGAAGCAGGCGCAGGCCAATATCACCACTGCCCCCCGTGAAGCAGTAAGGTTGCGGGCGAGTGAGCCGCCAAGGAAGGAGATGGAAGGATGAAGGTTGTTGATCCCTGCTTTCACTGCCCCGACCGGCACCCGATCTGTCACGACAGCTGCCCGAAGTACGCAGAGTACAAGCGTCAGCTGAAGGAGCAACGTGCGTACACGAAAACCAAGAATGCGGCGGAGTGCATCAGCAAGAACGCATTCAATCAGGAATTTTGGATGGGAGGAAGAAAACGGTGAAAGTTTTGATTGCCTGCGAGGAATCGCAGGAGGTGTGCAAGGCGTTCCGTGCTCGTGGCCACGAAGCCTACTCTTGCGATATTCAGGAGCCGTCCGGCGGGCATCCCGAGTGGCATATTCTGGGCGATGCGCTCAAGGCTCTGGAGGGGGGCAAGTCGTGACAATGGACGGCGTAACGCACGACGTTGGCAAGTGGGACTTGCTCATTGCACACCCGCCCTGCACGCACTTGGCTGTTTCTGGTGCGAGGTGGTTCACAGAAGGCAAAAAGCCACTTAGCTTGCGCTTTGAAGCAGCATCGTTCTTCATGAAGTTTGCGGAAGCAGATATTCCGCGAATTGCCATTGAAAACCCGGTGTGTGTAATGTCTACGTTATACAGAAAGCCGGACCAGATTATCAATCCATGGCAATTTGGGCACCCGGAGCAAAAAAAGACCTGCCTGTGGCTTAAAAACCTTGCCATCTTGCAAGAAACCGACAATGTGTACGATTACATGATGACGTTACCGCAAAAATTGCGAGAAAAGAATCATTGGGCGGGAAGAGGCCACTCAAAAGAACGAAGTAAAACTTATCCTGGCATTGCAAAAGCAATGGCCGAGCAATGGGGGTAAAAAATGAAAACCGTACAGGAGATTATGGCTGAAAACGGCTCTTTGGCAAACATCGAGCGTTTTCAGACGATGCAGAAGTGGGATTACAAGCGCAAGGTGGAGCACGCGCAGGAAATGGCCGAGGCATTCTACTACTGGGCAAAAGAGCACGACAAGGGCGTGCACCTGTCCGTGGGCGGTCTGGATTCCATCACGCTACACTACTTTTTGGAGAGCATTGGGTTGCCTGTCACCTGCGTGTCCTGCTCCTCGCTGGAAGGCAAAGGCGTACAGCAGGTGCATAAGCAGATGGCAGCAGAGATGGAGACCGAATACAAAAACTGGATGGGCGATGGTGAAACGCCGTCTTTCGTGTTCCTGAAGCCGCTGAAAAGCAAGGTTCAGGTCTTGCAGGAATTTGGCTGGCCGGTCATCAGCAAGGAAAAGGCAGGCAAGATCATGCTGCTGCAAAACCCGACAGAGCAAAACGCAACCGTGCGGCATGCGATCATCACTGGGGAAACCGGAGAATACGGCGGCTGGCAGAAAAACAGCCGGATGAAGCTGCCACAGAAGTGGCTCGATCTTTTTGGTGGCGCAGACGCAGAGGGCGCAGCACTTGGATATCGAGCCGCACCGTTCAAGGTATCAGACCGTTGCTGCTACTACCTCAAGGAAAAGCCCTGCAACGACTGGGCGAGAGACCATAACAGTGTGCCCTACATGGGACTTATGGCAAGCGAGGGGGGGCGGCGTGAGAAGAGCCTGAAGATGCACGGCTGCAACTACTTCGGAAAGACCACCACCCGCAGCGCACCATTTGCTATCTTTGACCGGCAAGACATCTTGCAGCTTGCGCTTGACCTTGACGTGCCCATTCCAGCCGAATACGGCGAGATCGCACGGGACAGGGACGGAAATCTGTACACCACAAAGGCACAGCGCACCGGCTGCACAATGTGCGGCTTTGGAATCCACATCGAGGGCAGGCCGCATCGGTTTGACATTTTGCGGGAGACCAATCCCAAAGAATGGGAGTTCTGGATGAAGCACGTCTGCCGGGATGAAAACGGCAACTGGTACGGCTGGGGGCGAGTGCTGGACTACATCGGTATCGGCTGGGAAGATGTACCAGAGCAGGCTGTTCAGATGCACATTGACGATCTGATTGGAGGGAACTTGTGAAATTAACCCTCTACGGCGACCCGCGCACCAAGAAAAACTCCGCCCGCATCCTCAGAAGCCGCTCAGGTGGGCGCTTTGTGGCCCCTAGCAAGGCCTATGTGGATTATGAGACGGACTGCCTGCGGCAAATCAAAAGGCCGCGCAGCCCTGTTTCTGCCCGCGTGAACGTGCGGTGCGTATATTACATGAAGACCGCCCGCCGGGTCGATCTGGCGAACCTCATCGAGGCGACCACGGACATTCTGGTGAAAGCCCGCGTACTGGAGGACGACAACAGCAGGATCGTTGCCGCTCACGATGGCAGCCGGGTGGAGCTTGACCGGAAGAACCCAAGGGCTGAAATTGAGATTGAAGAAATGGAGGAGAAGTGATGAATCAAGCGTTTATCGTCATCGGGGCAACGCTCTGCTACATTGGCGGGTTCTGCATCATGATTTTTGTTTTGGGCGTGATGACTGAGTTGTGCATCGAAATATGGGACGAGAACTTTACGAGAATTTGCACCAGATACAAAATCGAGCCAACTGATGTTGTTTATCTGGCTGAAAACAGAAAGGAAGTAGAGGAAGCTATTGAGAAAAGGCGCATCCGGTGGCCGCACACCGATGACGTGCCGCATGGATGCTGGGAGTGCCCGGAATGCGGAAAGACCAACCTATACATGAATGACGACAAGAATATTGCATACTGCTGCTCTTGTGGGCAAGCTGTCGATATGGATTACTACAGGAGGCATGCCAATGATTCGCACATGGACACCTGACACTGACACCCAGAAGCCGGACAGAACCGATTACCGCGCCGTTAAGGCGTGGCTGAACCGCTACCGCGAAGCAGAGAAAAGATACTACTTGCTGTCTGACCGTCTGGCCGAAGCACAGGAAGCCACCCGGCACATCACCCAGAGCCTCAGTGCGGCCCCCGGCGGCAGCAAAGATGGCCAAAGCCTTGCCAGGGCGGTGGAACGCGAGGAGGAAGCGGAGCGCCGCGCTTATGAGCAAAGAGCGGTCTGCGACGGGCTGTTCCTCGAGATCAGAAACGCGCTCGCCCAGATCCAGAACGAGAAAGCATACACGGTGCTGTACAAGTACTATCTCGATTGCCTCACGTGGGACAGGGTCGCAAAAGACATGAATTACTCTCTGCGCATGGTCTATGTCTTGCGGCGCAAAGCAATGGAGGAGCTGAGCCTTTAAAAACATTGCACTGTCATTACATTGCGGTTTCACTATTACATGGTGTAAAATTGTATCATCGGAAAAGCCAAAAGGCAAACCGATGCACGCAGCCTCCGAAACGTGTCCCTTCTTGGCATTTTCCTCCTTTTCTGTTTGCAGGTACCGGGCTTTGCTCTCTCTTCACGTTTCGCGGGCTGCTTCTATGCGAGATTTTGGCACGGCTCCATTCAGAGCGGCGGCTCTGAGTGTCTGGGGCAGGGCGCGCACCTCCCTCTCCGCGTGGTTCGAATCCACGGTTTCGCACCATATGGCGCATGGACTAGACAACCCGCAAGGCCGCACGTGCAACCTCCCGTGCCGAGAAAAGGCCTTAGAATCCTTGCCAAGGTGTAGCTTTCCTGACAGGATGTGCGCCAACCAACAGCCCCGGCGGCGAACCGGAGCTGTTTTTATATGGCCGCCTGAGCGCAGTTTGGAGCGCGGCGCGTGTGTGTAGACACGGCTGGTTCGATTCCAAGGGCGGCTTTTATACTCCGGTAGCTCAAGTGGTAGAGCAGCGGTCTCCAAAACCGCATGTTGCAGGTTCGAGCCCTGCCGGGAGTGCTTGCGTGCCCTATGAGGGGGCCGCGCAATAGCGGGGCATCTGGCCGCGAAAGTTCCGGATGCAGCAGCGCCCACCGTTTGACGCATGTCCAACGAACTGAATGCATGGGTGCTGCTTATATGCCGCCATAGCTCAATTGGCAGAGCGCCGCCCATTTAAGGCGGGACAACGTTGGTGACACCACGGGAACATCACTGCACAGCCAACCACTGCGCACATCCATTCCGTGGGTGCTGGTTCAAATCCAGCTGGCGGCACATTCGATATTTTGACCGTTCGGATTTCCGGGCGGTTTTTCTTTTGCATGAGTTTAGAGAGGTGGTGGCGGTGGGCGCACGGCGGCTGACAGATAAGCAAAAAAAGAAGATCGTTGCTGACTATGTGCAACTCCAAAGCTACCGCGCCGCTGCAAAGTTGAACGATGTCTCAGACGCGACGGTTAAGAAAGTCGTGAAGGAAGACCCGGAGAGTGCGCGTTTGTGTGCACAAAAAAAGCGGGAAAATTCGCAGGATATGCTTTCCTACCTAGAGAGCAAGCGCGGGGAAGCGCAGGATCTTCTCGGACTGTACCTTCAGGCGATGGCAGACAAGGACAAGATCGCAGAGGCAACACTGCCGCAGCTGTCCACGGCGTTTGGCACCATTGTGGACAAGTTTGCTATGCTGGGAGACCAGAGCGGCATGGAAGCCACGGACGATGGCCTTCTTGAGGCCCTGAGCGCTGCCGCAGATATCAGCCCGCCGGACGACGTGGAGATGCTGCCGGAGGAAGAGGACGACCATGCGGAAAAGTAACGGTTTTCGCTGGAAAGCCCTCAGCCAGAGGCAAAAGATGGTTCTTTGCTGGTGGACACCGCAGAGCGCATACAGCGGTTACAATGGCATCATTGCCGATGGCGCTATTCGCTCGGGCAAGACCTTTGCCATGAGCTTTTCGTTCGTCCAGTGGGCTATGACCTGCTACAGCGGCCAGCAGTTTGCCATGTGCGGCAAGACCATTGCCAGCTTCCGGCGCAACGTGCTGGGGACACTCAAGCAGCAGCTTGCGGCCCGTGGCTACAACGTAAAGGAGCACCGGGCGGAAAACTGCATGACCGTCAGCAAGGGCGGCAGAACCAACGAGTTTTACTTTTTCGGCGGCAAGGACGAGAGCAGCCAAGACCTGATCCAGGGCATCACCCTTGCCGGGGCATTCTTCGACGAGGTGGCCCTGATGCCGCAGAGCTTCGTCAATCAGGCCACGGCCCGATGCTCTGTCACCGGGTCAAAATTCTGGTTCAACTGCAACCCGGGAAGCCCGCAGCATTGGTTTTATCTGGAGTGGGTGCGGAAATGCCGTTCCCGCAAGATGATGTATCTCCATTTCACGATGGACGACAACCTGTCGCTTTCCGAGGACATCAAGGCCAGATACCGCAGCCAGTACAGCGGCGTTTTCTATCAGCGCTACATTCTGGGATTGTGGACGGTGGCCGAGGGCCTTGTATATGACATGTTCGACCGCAAGAAGCACGTCGCTGATGAGCTGCCGGAGCTGTCACCAAAGAGCGCCTATGTGGCGTGCGACTTTGGCACCCAGAACGCAACGGTTTTTTTGCTATTCCAGAAGCAGGCAGATGCAGACTGCTGGATCGTCACCCGGGAGTACTACTACAGCGGCCGGGAACAGAAGCGGCAAAAAACCGTGGGCGAGTACGTCACAGATCTCAAGGCGTGGCTGAACGGCATCAAGCCGGAAAGAATCATCGTGGACCCCTCTGCCCTGCCACTAATTACAGAGCTGCGCAAGAATGGCTTTACCCAGAAACCCGCAAACAACGACGTTCTGAGCGGCATTTTGGACGTGCAGACCATGCTGCAGACCGGGCGGCTGAAGATCCACAAAGACTGCAAGCACACGCTGGAAGAGTTCGGCGTGTATGCTTGGGATCCAGATAAAGACGACACCGTGCTGAAGGTCAACGACCACTGCATGGACGCTATCCGCTATTTCGTGCGCACAAAGCGCCTTGTAAAACTGAGGGATTGATTTTGAGCACTGTATACACATTCCAGACATTCCAGCAGGCGCAAGCCGCCGGGGAACAGCCTGATTTCATCCGGCGGTTCGTGCAGCAGCACTGCAGTTCCGGACCGTACAAGATGGCGCTGGACGCCGACCTGTACGATGCCCAGAAAAACCCGGGGGCTGAACGCTTCGCGCAAGCTTACGCTTTGATGCTGAAGCGCCTATCCAAAAACACCAAGCAAGACATCCTACACCCCGATATGGTCAAGAGCAATCTTTTCCGGCGGCTCAACAAGCAGCGGGCGACCTACTCCCTCGGCAACGGCGTTGTCTTTGCGGACGATGGCGTGGACAAGGACAGGCTGGGGCAGAACTTTGATGAGCAGATCCAGAAGGCCGGATATTTCGCCCTGATCCACGGTGAGAGCTTTGGCTTCTGGAACAACGACCATCTGGTTGTGTTCAAGCTGACCGAGTTTGCCCCCCTGTACGATGAAAAGACGGGCCTTTTGCAGGCGGGTGTGCGCTTCTGGCGGCTGAATCCTGACACGGATATGCACTATATCCTGTACGAGCTAGACGGCTTTACCGAGTACACGGAAAGCTGTATTGACGGCACCATGCAGGAGACGACCAAGAAGCAGTCATACAAGAGCGTGACCGTCACCACACCCGGAGGCGGGCTGGAAAGCGTGGAGGGAGAAAACTACAGCGCTCTTCCCATTGTGCCGCTGTGGGGCTCTGACCTGCACCAGAGCACGCTTGTTGGTCTGAAAGCCTACATCGACAACACCGATTTGGTGATGTCCGGTTTCTGCAATGACCTGCAGGACTTTTCGCAGATCTACTGGCTGTGCGAGAACTTTAACGGCATGACCGATGACGAGCTGCAGGAGTTCCTTGTCAAGCTGAATCTGTACCACATTGCAGGCGCAGACACCAGCGAGGGCGGAAAGATCACCCCCTACACCACCGAGATCCCTGTGACGGCCCGGCAGACTCTGCTGGAGCTGCTCCACACCCGGGTGTATGAGGACTTCGGCGGTCTGGATGTGCACTGCGTCAGCGCGGACAGCACCAACGACCATCTGGATGCAGCCTATGAACCGCTGAACCAGAACGCAGACGACTTCGAGGCGCAGGTCAAGCCGTTCATCCGGCAGATCTGCGCACTGGCTGGCTTTGAAAACGCTATGCCGACATTCAACCGCAGCAAGATCACAAACACAGCTGAGCAGGTCAGCATGGTGATTTCCGAGGCCGCCATCATCGGGCAGGACATGGCCATTGACCTGCTGCCCAACCTCACCCCGGAACAAAAGGAGCAGGCCAAGGCCGCGCTAATGGCTGAGAGCACAACAAGGGAGACCGTGGACGACGAGGAGGATGAAGACGATGGCGAATCTTAAAATCCCGATGGAAGGGAAAATCGAAATCGAGCTTTCAGAACAAGCAAAAGATATTCTGCTGCGCTTTATTTCTGCTGTTGAACGTTTGGAAGATCGTGACGCAAGCACAAACTTTACAATCGAAGTCAATAGAACAGCAATTCGGAAAGCGTGTGAAGAAGCTGTCAAGCCATTGCCTGACACAATCGATGACGTATGACGAACGACCGTGACCGCATCTCTACCCGTCAACTGAACCGCCTGCGCCGCCGTATCCTGCGGGTGTACGGCACTGCCCGCCGGGAGATGCAGAAGCAGCTGACCGAATTTCTGGCAAAGTACAAAGCGCTGGACGAGCGAAAGCGGGCGCAGCTGGATGCAGGCGAGATCACCGAGGACGACTACCGCATCTGGCTGCAAAATCAGGTCTTTCAGTCCGATTTGATGCGCAAGAAGCTGGACGGAATCACGCAGACCTGCACCACAGCCCAAGAGACGGCCTACAAGCTGGCCCGGGACGAGCAATACAATATCTTTTCCTTTGGCGCAAACTGGACGTTCTACGAACTGGAACAGGCCGCAGGCGTGACGTTCGGGCTGACCCTGTACAACACCGAAGCGGTCAAACTCCTGCTGAAAGAGAACCCCAAGCTGGTGCCCAACAAGCGCATCAAGAGCGAGAGCAACCGCACCTATGATGCCCGGGTGTTCAACCGCTACGTCATGCAGGGCATCGTGCAGGGCAAGAGCGTCCACGACATCGCCGTGCAGGCCGTAAACGGCATGGCAGACACAGAGATCCACTGGGCCATGAACAACGCCGTTACGGCCCTTACCAGCGCCCAGAACGCCGGGGCTTTGCAGCAGATGCGAAACGCCCAGGCTTTGGGCATCGAGGTCAAAAAGCGCTGGAACTCCACCCACGACTACCGCACCCGTGAGATGCACCGCCTGCTTGACCAGCAGACGGCAGAGCTTGACGAGCCGTTCAAGGTCATGGGTTACGAGATTCAGCGCCCCGGCGACCCAAACGCAGCGCCGGAGATGGTCTACCACTGCCGCTGTGTGCTGTCCTCTGCGCTGGGCAAGTATCCCCGGCAGAACGCCATGCAGCGGGACAATGTGACCAAAGAGACCACCCCCGTCATGGATTACACCGAGTGGTATAAATCAAAGGGCGGCAGGGAAGCCGAGCAAATGTGGTGGGCGGAAGAGAAAAAGCGCAAGAAGGAGGGATAAGCCGTGATTCTGCCGATGGAAAACACCGAAAAGATGATTTTTCCGGGCGTTGGCAAGTATGGCGTCCCTGAAATCAAGCCGGAAACGGACATCCGCATTGACAAGCTGGAATGGATCCCGGTCAATTATGCGCTGACAGCCAAAGACAAGGCCACAAAAGGCGTGCATTTTTACAAGGACGATTACCAGTTTGAACGGTTCTGGAACAACCCTGACAAATACATTTCCCTTTTGCAGCAGTTCGGTGCGGTATGCTCGCCTGATTTTTCGCTTTACAGCGATATGCCGCTTGCGGTGCAGCTTTTCATGCACTACAAAAAGCACTGGCTGGCGGCATACTGGCAGGCGCACGGCATCCACGTCATTCCAACGCTCTGCTGGTGCGGCGAGCAAAGTTATGACTGGTGCTTTGACGGAGAGCCCAGAAACGCCATTGTGAGCATTTCGAGCCACGGCACACAATCTGACCCATACGAAGCAGAGTGCTTTGCCAAACACTGCCGCAAGGCGCTGGAAGTACTGCAACCAAGCGGTATTTTGTGGTATGGAAAGTGCCCGGCGGAGTTCGACTGGAACGTGACCAAAATCAAGCCATTTCAATACGAGAGGAGGCACTACCGTGAGTAAAAGAGGTTCGGGCAGCTCCGCGAGAGCAGGGGGCGACTATTCAAAAACGGACTATAACGAAGCGAAAGGGGCTGGATTTTCGTCTATCGAAAGTAAGCAGATCGCGCAGGCAGTAAAGCTTGTAAGAGAAACAGAAACATACAAAAACTATGCGGAGCAAGCAGAACGGGTTCTAAACAACCCAAACTTCGCTGGTGCAAAGAATTACACGTTTGAAGGGTTAAAAAAGTCTTGGGTTGCTACACAAGCGGTAGAAGAAAGAATTAGTAAAGCGGTTGTGTTACACGATATTGATGCTTACCCAAAGCCCGAATTTACATCAAAGCAAACGACTTTCGCAAGGGATATTATTCTCAAAGAACTTGGAGTGGACAACCCAAAGTGGGAAAAGCGCCGTAAGTAAGGAGGATGCGCAATGAGCAAACGTGGAAGCGGAAGTTCAGCAAGAAAATCCTCTTTCGGTAACATTTCCATCGGAGGTGGATATAAAACATCGCAGGAAACACTAGAACTTGCAAAAATGGAATATGAATCCAATATGAAAGTTAAAGATACTCCTGACTGGATGGCAAAAGAACATCTTCTTAACAAAATAAAAAACAGAGGCGGAGAAAATCCACAAAAATGGGTTGAGAACAATCTAAAAGAGCGTGCAACAGGAATAAAAGCAGACTGGGAAAAAAGAACTAAAAGAGCAAAAAAATTCAAGTATAAGTCGCTTGAAGAATACAGAAACTCTAGCAAGCCAAACGGCAAAGGCCGCAGCGAAGCAGAAATTACCTCTTCTACATACGAACGCGCACAAAAGCGACTGCAAAAGAAAGTAGATAGCTGGTTTAAACGATGAACTTTAACTACGACATCAAATTCACTGACAACACCCCGCAGCTGCATGAGGCTCTGAACTCTTGGGCGGAGCGGGTGCTGACCCTCTGGGGCATGAAGGTGCAGGACTACGCCCAGCTGCTTGTGCCCACTGGCACGGCAGACAGCACGGGCATTGAGGGCTACGTGGGCGGCGCGCTCAAGCAGAGCCTGACCTTTGCCCTCGACCTCGCCAAAAAGACCGTGACTATCGGCAGCGACCTGTTTTACAGCGTGTATGTGGAGCTGGGAACGGGCATCTTTGCCGAGAAGGGCAACGGACGCAAAACGCCGTGGGTCTGGATGGATTTTAACGGAAAGTTTCACGCAACTCGAGGCATGAAAGCCCGCCCGTTCCTCCGCCCGGCGGTGGAAGAGCACATCGAAGAGCTGAGAGAGATCGCAGTGGAAGAAGCGAACAAGGAGGCGTAATTCATGAATTTGGAGAAAATGTTCAAAACACCAAAAGAAAAGTTCCTGCCCGATGATGTGAAAACTGCGCATTGCGAGGCAGAAGACCTTTTCCTTGAGCTTGCAACGCAGCTTGACGCACTTCCTGAAAGCCGAGAAAAAAGTCTGTGCATGACAAAATTACAGGAAGCGAAGTTTTGGGCGGTCGAATGTATCACCAAAGTTGCATGCAAAAACTAAATACTCAGCGGTTGGCGCACAGCGTCAGCCGCTTTTTTATGCCGTTTTAGCTCAGTCTGGCAGAGCACCGGATTTTTAATCCGGGGGCCGTGGGTTCAAGCCCCACAAGCGGCACCACACCGGCAGCACGTCCGGCAAATAAACCTTATTGCCAAGCATGGCAGCCCGAGCAAGGGCGGAAAGGACTAACACATGGCACTCGAACGCAAAACTCTCCGGGAGATTCTGGAAGATGAAACGACCGACACCAGCGGCAAGCTCAAGAAAATTCTGGACGTGCTGCATAAGGAAACGGACACCTTGCAGAACCAGCTCGATGAGAAGGACGCAGCCCTCGCCAAAGCCGAAAAGGACCGGGACGCAGCCAACGGCGGCAAGCAGGCCGCTGAAAAGGCGCTGACCGACTACAAGGCCCAGCAGACCAAGAAGGACGCCCATGCAGCCAAGGAAGCCAAGTTCCGGGAGCTGCTGAAGTCCGCCGGGGTGCTGGACAAGTACGCTGACCGGGTTGTGCGGCTGTCCGGCGAGGATATCGACAAGCTGGAGCTGGACGAAAAGGGCGAGGTCAAGGACGCCAAGAAGCACGCCGAAAGCCTGAAAGCTGATTGGAGCGACTTCGTAGGCACTACGACCACCACCGGCGCAAGGGTGGACACCCCGCCCACCAGCACCGACTCCAAAATGACCAAAGACCAAATTTTTGCAATCAAGGATTCTACCGAACGGCAGGCCGCGATTGCAGCAAATATCGACCTGTTCAATGGGACGGGCGATGGAAAGGACTAACTTATGCCTGCAAAAACTAATACCGTGATGGCCGCTGACATTCAGACCACTGCACGCGAGATCGACTTCGTGACCCGCTTCGGCCGCAACTGGGACCATCTGCGTGACATTATGGGTGTCACCCGCAAAATTGAAATGCTTCCCAATACAGTGCTGAAGAGCAAGTACGCACAGGGCACCCTGCAGGACGGCAAAGTCGGCGAGGGTGAGGAGATCCCCTACAGCAAGTACACCGTCAAGACCAAGGACTATGAGAAGATCACCCTCGAAAAATGGGCCAAGGGCACGACCGCTGAAGCCATCCTCGAAAACGGGTACGAGAACGCTGTTCAGATGACCGACGACGAAATGCTGAACGACCTGACCGCTGATGTGGCCGGTCGCTTCTACAAGTACCTCAATACTGGCACCTTGAAAGGCACCTCTAAGACCTTTCAGGAGGCAATGGCAATGGCAAAGGGCCGCGTCCTGAACAAGTTCAAGACTATGCACCGTACTGCTACCGATGTTGTGGCGTTCGTGAATGTCCTGGACGTGTATGAGTACCTGGGCACCAGCGCCGTTATCAACGAACAGAGCGAGTTTGGCTTCAGCTACATCAAGAACTTCATGGGTTACAAAACCGTTTTCCTGCTGGCAGAAACCGAAATTGCACGCGGCAAGGTTATCGCCACCCCTGCGGACAACATCGTTCTGTACTACGTCAGCCCCACCAACTCCGACTGGGCTCGCGCCGGCTTCCGCCTCACCACAGACAGCAAAACCGGCATTGTGGGCGTGAACACTCGCCCCGACTATGACACCTTTGTCACCGTTATCACCGCAATCATGGGAATGACGCTGTTTGCTGAATACATCGACGGCATTGCAGTTGAGACCATTACTCCGGTCGAATCGGTCTAACCTGCAAGGGGGTGACTTTGCATGACCGTCCCCGAGCTGTGCGTTTACACGCACAATTTTTTTGACCGGGCGGACGACCCCGTTGCCGGGAAGTTCATCTTTGAGTCGGACACCGTGCCCGCCGGGGTAGTGCCGGGGCAGTATTTCCTTGTGTGCGGATCCATCTTCAATGACGGCGTGCACAAGGCCGGGGACGGCGATCTGACTGCCGAGACCTTCAACGGCACGGTGCAGCCTATGCGTGTGCCACCTGACTTCGTGGCGCTGGCTGAAAAAATCGACGCATACGACAAGGCGCTCCCGGCCGGCGGCGTGTATGTATCTCAGTCCTTTGCCGGGTGGTCTGGCACGATGGCTACAGGCACGGACGGCCTGCCCGCAGACGGCAAGACCCGCTATAAATCCGAGATCAATCATTGGAGGAAGATGTGACATGGTCAATCCGTTCACTGCATCCACCGTGATGCAAGGCTTTACCAAAAAATACCGTTTTCAGACCCGCAGCTATGAGCCGGACGGAGTGGGCGGCTTTGTGTCCGGCTGGACGGACGGCCCGGAGTTTGAGGCCGTGGAGCGCCACGACACCACTGTGGAAGCACAGGTGGCAGAGCAGGCCGACACGGCATCTACTTACACGCTACTTGTTGGCACCGGTGTTCCGCTGGCCTTCCCGGACTACATCAAGCGAGTGGACGGCGGGCAGACCTTCCAGATCACCAGCACAGCGGACGAAGGGAAAGCCCCGCCGGAATCCGGCATGGGGCTGCGAGCCGTCAAGTGCAAAAAGGCGGTGCTGCCATGATGGGACCGTCTGAGAGCATCAACCGGGCGCTGAACACTTTTTTCAACGGCTTTGGCATCCCGGGCTATCTGGAAGATAACATCCCTCCTGCCGCTTCCCTGCCGTATCTGACCTATCAGCCGACAATTCCCGGCGGGTGGAACAAAACGGCATCCTTCCACGCCCGTCTGTGGTACCCAAGCAAGGGCGGAAGGGCCCCCATTCTGCAAACAGAAGATACGATCAGCGCGGCCATCCCAAGAGGCGGCTTAAAAATCGAGTGCGAGGGCGGCGCTATTCTTTTGGAAAAAGACGATAAAGATTGGGCGCAGCCACTCAACAACACGCCTGAAGGGTATCTGTGCGAATACCTTATTTTTGAACTTACACGGCTTATACCGTGAGTAAAGGAGCAATATGGCTGAAACTTTAGCAAAGAAGTTTAACGTCAACGTTTTGACAGCGGAGGCTTTCAAGAGTATCCCCAAGGGCTCGGGCAACATTTTGTCCGATTTCTCGCTTGAGGCCCCGAAAATCGATGAAACAAACGTCATTCACGCCACACGGGGCGGTGTGACTATCACCTATCAGAACTCCACCGAGGATACCCTTTCCGAAATCGACAACGCCCCCACCAATACAAAGCAGGGCGTGGAAGTCACCGGAACCACCGCAACCATCTCTTACACGACCCCCAACGCAGACCCTAAGAGCATCCAGCTCGCTATTGGCACTGCGGACATCGACCCGGAAGACCCCACCCACGTGGTTGCACGCCTGAAAACCGCTTTGACGGATTTCAAGCCCATTTGGTGGGTCGGCCCCATGATTGGCGGCGGCTTTATCGCGGTCAAGCTCTATAATGCCATGTCCACCGGTGGTCTGAGCCTGAAATCTGAGCATCGCGGCGGCGGCTCGATGCAGATCACGCTGACCGCTTTTGCAGACCTTGAGAACCCCGAACAGGCCCCGATGGAGTTCTACTCTATCACAAAGGCCGCGTCCTGATGTAAGGAGGAAAGACATGAAGGAAATCATTGATCTGGAAGGCAAGGAGTACCTTGCAAAAACTTATAAGCTGGCAAAGGCATACAAGCAGTGCATCGTTGACACGGGCGCAGTGGCGGCGGCAACTCGGCCTGCGCCGCTGACTGGCAACGAAACCCCGGAGGAGAAGGCCAAGAAGATCGCAGAACAGGGCGCGAAAAATGCGGAAGAAATGATGCGCATGATCTACGAAGAGCACGCAGACATGACCGAAAAGGTCTTGCCGCTCTTTGTGGCGCTGGATAAGGGCGAAGAGCTTCCGCCCACCAGAAAGCTGGCCGCAGCAATGTCCCGTGCGCTGTCTGATGACGATTTCATGGCTTTTTTGAGATCCTTGATGTGATCGGCGTGGAAGGATATAAACGGATGGTCTCGACCATTCGTCTGGATTTGCTGGAACTTTTCGGCAAGTCCTATATCCTCGACCACATCAAAAAAGAAATCAGAAACCACGATGAAGTTCAATTCTACCGCAATTGCGTAGCAGATGCCGTTGGCGGCCTTGCGGGAGCTGACGCTCTTTATTCCTACGTTGCTTCGTATACATTCCCGCTTTATGTAAAGCAGATCGACAAGCGGTCTGCGGCGGAGATCACAGAAGAAAACAGCAAGGCTCTTGAAGATCTGTGCGGAGGGGGTGATGGGACCTGAAACTTTTTGAATTGAGCGCCACCCTCGGGCTGGACGACAGTGCCTACCGGCAGGGCGTGGAAGAGGCAAAGTCTCAGACTAAGGCCGCCGTCTCCACCATGATGAAGGATTATAACCGGCTGTACAGTGAGGTCATTCACCTTACGGAAGCCTATCAGAAATCACGGAAAGAGACCGGGGAAACCTCCGAAAAAACTAAGGAATTTGCCCAGAAGCTGAAAGAAGCTCAGGCCCAACTCAATACCACGGCGCAGGGACTAAAAACTGCGGAAGGGTACATGAACAGCTTTGGGGACGCCGCATCGGGGTCCAGCAAGTCTCTGGCCGGTGCCATTGCGCAGGGCACGATCATGGCGGGCGTTTTCTCGAAGCTCGGCTCCGCTGCACTCAGTGCCGCAGAGGGGTTCATCTCTTCCGGCATCGAGTACAACGCCCAGATCGAGAGCTACACCGTTGGGTTTACCAATATGTTGGGCAGTGCAGAAGCCGCACGGCAGGCAATTGACCAGATCCAGCAGGATGCAGCACGCACGCCGTTCAGCGTGGAAGCTCTTACACAGGCAAACCAGCTGCTGATCGGCGCAGGTGAAAACGCCACCTACGCTGAAAAAACGATCATGGCATTGGGAAATGCCGTATCGGCTACAGGCGGAAGCAATGCGGAGCTGTCCCGTATGGCAGCCAACTTACAGCAGATTGCTAATGTCGGCAAAGCCTCCGCAATCGACATCAAGCAGTTTGCTTATGCAGGCATCAACATTTACGGTCTGTTGGCCGACTACACAGGTAAGTCCACTGCCGAAGTGCAGAAAATGACTATCAGTTATGATCTGCTGACGCAGGCCCTGCAGGCAGCTTCCGAAGAAGGTGGACGCTACTACGGCAGCATGGACACCCAGAGCCAGACCATGAATGGCCGCGTGTCTACCCTGCAGGACAATGTAAAGCAGCTGGCGGGATTGCTGACCGGCGATTTGTCCAGCGGCGTCGGCGTGGTGATCTCCAATCTCAACGATCTTGTGGTCAAGGCACAAGAAGCCTACAAAACCGACGGCTGGATTGGTCTTGCGGGCGCAATTACCGGGTTGAGCGGTCCGATTTCGTCCGTCAAATCCTGGTTTGAGGGCTTTGCTTCCAGTGCCTCCACCTGGCTGGACAAGCTGAGCTATAAGCTCAACCGTTTTCTGGGGAAAGCGGCCACAGCGGATTACGACACATACGAGGAGTATGCAGACGCAAACCTCCGCCAAAGCAACCGTGACCGCTTACGGCAGCAAGCTCTTGCAGGCGTTGGCGTCAGCAATAAGAGCTGGTCCCAGCGGCAGGCGGAACTTGCTGCGGCGGCGGGAAACGGCGGCAGCAGCATCACCACAAGCCCATCCAGTGCATCCGGCAAAAAGAAGTCATCCGGTTCTAAATCCACCACCGAAACGGTCATTTCGTCCATTTCCAGCACGGCCACGACCACCGCACAGAATGCGCTGGGCACCGTGACCACCAGCATCCAGACTCTCACCGAAAAGGTCAAGGACAGCGCGGGCAAAATCAAAGACCGCATCACCGAGACCACCACCACGACCGGCAAGGAGATGGTGAACGGTGTTGCCACGACCTTTAAGCAGGTCGAGACCAAAGTCAACGGCACGGTTACAAAGGTCACAAAGACTTATGACGACATGTCAAAAACGCTGCTGGGCACCTTTACCAACGTCTCGGAAACCACCTTTGACGGCATCACCACAAAGGTGCAGCAGGCGGTGGAGAAGTACGCGGACGGCAGCGAGCATATCAAGAAGACCGTCACAGAGACCGGCCAGCGCGTCGGCGAGAACGGCGCGGAGACCTACGAGAAGATCATCACCTACATCGACGGCATTCAAGACAAGGTGACGGAGACCTCTACTCTCATCGACAAGAGCGTAAAGGGCACCCAGAGCCGCATTGACCAGCAGCTGAGCGAGGCTTCTGGCCAGCTGGATAAGGGCATTTTCGGGCTGGTAAAAAGCGCCTTTAGCGACGCCAAAAACGGCGACTGGGGCGGTCTAGCTCTGGATTTTGTCAATCTGATCTGGGGCGAAGTATCGCAGGATCAGCGTGACGTGATCTCTAAGTGGCTTGCGGACGCGCTGACCGCGGTCAATGAGGGCTATTCGGGCGGTGGAATCAGCAAGGCGCTGGGGTCTATCCAGAGCATTTTCACAAACGGCATTACTGCCGGAGTGGATGGCGCCACTACGTCTGTAAAGGCGTTCTCTGAGATCGTGCAGGGCCTTGCAAGCTCCGGCGGCGTGGGCGGAGCACTAGGCAGCATCGTCCAGAGCTTTTCCGGCATGGCAGGCGGCATCACCTCTGCACTGGGCGGCATCGTGTCCTTTGTGGCAGCGAACCCCGTCCTTGCCCTGATCCTAGGCGTGGGTGCTGCGGGCGCAGTCGCTGGCGGCATCGGCCTTGCCATGTGGATGAACAAGAAGAACGACCAGCAGCCCGTCAGCCACTACCAGAGCCCCTTTGACAAGACCGGCGTGTACGACAGCCTGAGCGAGTTCTCCACCCGCTCTGCCATGCAGTACCGCGTTACCGGCCAGCAGTCCATTGTTGACCGGCAGACCAGCATTCTGGAACGCATTGAGGAGATGCTGGACGAGCATCTGCCAGACATCGGCAAGGGTCAGGTAGTTATGGACTCCGGTGAGCTGGTGGGTGTTCTGTCTCCGCGCATGGCAAATAATGTGGATCTGCACATCGGCGTTGCAGTGACCCGGAAAGCGAGGGGCGTATAATGGCAAAGCTGCAAGGCGCAAAAATCGGCGATTACCACACCCTCACAGACTGGGGTCTGTATCTCAAAGTTGGCAGCCCGAAGATCAGCGATGCAGAGGTAGACGAGCATCTGGTGCAGGTGCCCGGCTCTGATACGCTGCTCAACCTGACGGATGCACTGGATGGCCGCCCGCACTATAAAAAGCGTACCATCACCATGGAGCTGCTGTGCAGGGCACCAAAAAAGACCTGGCCGAATCTTTACAGTCAGATCGCAAACGCCATCCATGGCAAATGGCTACAGTGCAAATTCGACGATGACCCGTCTTTCTATTGGGAGGGGCTGTGGAGCGTGTCTATGACACGCAACAGGTTTTCCAGTGCATTCACCATCACGGGCACCTGTGATCCGTTCAAGCGCAGTGTATACGACGGCTCTGATGACTGGCTGTGGGATGACCTTGTATTTGATACGGCAATTATCCGCAATTATACGGATATCCAGCTCAAAGCCAACGAGGACATCACCGTAACCGTCACCGGTGCACCAAGAGCGGCCGGCATCTACTTCAAGCGCAGCGAGGACGCCGCCGACATTGCGGTGTCTCTCAATGGCCTTGAAGTTGGCATCCTTGCAAAGTCTACAGAGTGGCAGTACATTGAGGGCTTGCATATGCCGGATGGCGTTGTAGGTACTCTCATCTTTGCGGCGTCTGCGGATTGCAGCATCAGCATCCGATATCTAGGGGGCAGCTTATGAGCTATAAAGTTTATGCAGGCGTCCAGACCGGCGTTGACGTGTGGGAGACAAAGACCTGCATTTACGACCCAACAGACTACACGGACACAAAAAAGCTCATCAGTCCAACTCTGACACGGGAGGTGGGCAAGGCCGGAAGCTTGGAATTCACCCTGCCGCTTGGCAATGTGGCTCACTCAGCTTTGCAAAAAATGCGCACGACCGTGTCCGTAGAACAAGACGGTGCGCGCATCTGGGAGGGCAGGCCCATGAGCCATGAGCAGGATTTTATGCTGCGTCAAAAAGTCTTTTGCGAGGGAGAGCTGGCCTACCTCAACGACAGCTCCGTTGCGCCATATACAGCCAAAGACGTGACGATCAAGCAATTTCTTTCGTTCCTGCTGGAAAATCATACCGGCATGGTGGACGCATACAAGGCGTTTACCTGTGGAAATGTTGGCTTTCCGAGCACCAGCGTGGTGGTTCCAGAACTGCATAACTGCGTGATGAAACTAGACTACATGGCAGGTACTCCGGACAGTGACGGCGATTATAGGTATGAATATGGACTTTATACCTCATCCGGCGTTCAACTTGTGAGCCAATATGAAGCTGGCTTCTCGGATGACGACACGGCCCCGGATCCATCTGCGTACAGATGGACGCTGAACGTAAAGTACGAAGCTGCTTCCATTGACGGACACATTTGGCGCACTGGAGAAGGTCTTTTTTCCGTGAGCGTAAACGTGGCTTTATCCTTGGATGGGGACGGCCAGACGCACGAAGCCACGCAAAGAACGGTTACGCCGGATATCACATGCGCTACGCACTCAAAATCCTTTCCGCCTGAGACGGAATACAATCTCAAAGACACGGTCTCAAAAAAATGGAAAATTGAAAAGCAGGGAGACGGTTATGCTGTCCTGTTCAACGGTGCAGCCCTGCCGGATTCTTCCGTGGTCCGTTACGATTCTGCGCCACGGTACACCTTTGGCGACGGACAAAATTTTGGCGTTACATGGGATGTCATCCAAAATGAGCTTGTGGAAGTGTACGGCGGGTATCTGATCGTCCGGCACGAAAACGGGGCCAGGTATCTGGACTACGTCCGGGAAGTGCAGGAGAAAAACGGGCAGCCTATCGCGTTTGGCACAAACCTGCTCGACCTGAACAGCTACGTCAAAGCAGAGGATATCGTCACCCGCGTCATTGCCGTCGGAAAAAAGAAATCCGGCTGGTTTTTGTGGAGGCACGAAAGCACGATCACCGCCACCGCAAACGACGCTGCGGCCCAAAAGCTCTTTGGCATCATCACAAGGATCATCGTGATCGACGGCACCGCCAGCACAACACAGTCGCTTCTGGATGCCGCCAACGCGGAGCTGTCCAAAAACTTGCGTTATCTCGACGGAATCACGGTAAAGGCTGTGGACCTCAAGGATGCCGGTGTGGATATCGCCCGCCTTGGCTTTGGCAAGATGACACACATCTACTCCAACCCGCACGGGGTGAACACCTGGCTTTTGTGCTCTAAGATTGTGGAGCCTTTGGACGCGCCGGACAAAAAAGAATTCACGCTGGGCATTGATTTCTCCAGCGTCAGCGACTTGCAGGCCCTGAGCGCACGAAAAGCCAGTGACGCCTATGACCTGAGCCGCTCGCTGAAGGGCTATGCATCCGCAAAGGGGTGATAAATTGGATAAGACATTTGACGAAGCGATTTCCGAAGTCCGCAATGCAGAGCGCGGCGTGGAAGTACGGGAAGCCCTTGCACAGGGCTTTGAGTATGTGAAGCAGTATGGCGAGGCTGTTATCGCGCGGCAGGAAGAAGCCGTTCGGAGTGCGGAAACAGCCACAAACGCGGCGGCAACTGCCACAGCACAGGCCGCCGCAGCAGCCCAGACAGTCAAAGACGCCACTGCAAACGCCATAAGCGCAGCGCAAGAGCAGGCAGGTATTTCGACATCGAAAGCCGAGGAATCTGCTTCCAGTGCCGCAGGAGCAGCGGCCAGTCAAACTGCTGCCGCGTCTAGTGCATCTGCCGCAAAGGCCAGCGAGGAAGCAGCTGCAAAGAGTGCCGCCGACGCAAAGGTTATCGTGTCCACTGACATGACCCTGACTGTATCGGGCGCACCGGCTGACGCAAAAGCCACAGGTGACGCCCTGGCTCAGAGGTATAGAAAGGACGAGGCCGATGCCAAATTTGGCACGCCTGCCACGCCTGACAAGCTAGGCCCCGTAAAAGTTGGCGCTGGCCTCGGCGTGACAAGTGACGGCACCCTGAGCGTGACCAGCGTCAACGGCTTTACGGTCAAGGCACAGACCACAGACCCCGGCGTGGGCAGCTCTCTCGACACAGGCACTGTCCTGCTGGTGTACGCATAAGGAGGTGGGCGCATGAGCATCTATCTCGGTGCCGGTAGCACGGCACACAAAATGTCCAAGCTCTATGTGGGCGTGGGCGGTCAGGCCCGGCAGGTGCAAAAGGTGTACGTCGGCATAAATGGTCAAGCCCGGCTCGTCTATCAAAGCGGCAGCCCCATAGGCAGTCTGGCCGTTGGCAGCATTGTCAAAATCAAGGTCAACGGCGCGGCCAAGGATTTCATCATCGTGCATCAGGGCTTGCCCAGCAGCGCCTATGACGATAGCTGCACCGGTACTTGGCTGCTGATGAAAGACATCTACGAAAGCCGCCAGTGGCATAGATCGGACACTAACGACTATGCAAACAGCACTATCCATTCGTACCTCAATAGCACCTTCCTTGCGATGTTCGACTCGAACATTCAAAAGGCAATCAAGCAGGTAAAACTCCCGTACCGCAAAGGCAGCGGCACGTCCACGACCGTTACCAGCGGCTCGAACGGCCTGTCTGCGAAGATTTTCCTGCTCAGTGCGACCGAAACGAGTTTCAGCTTCTCCTATATGCCGAGCGGTGAAGGCGCGGAGCTGGCCTATTTCAAGGGCTGCGCGGACGATAGCTCGGATTCTAAGCGTGTCGCATATCTCAACGGCTCGGCCACCCGCTGGTGGCTCCGCTCTCCGCGCTGCCTCGACTTCTACGGCGCCCTGTACGTCAACTCCAATGGCGACTGGGGCAACGGCCACTGCTACGACTCGCGCGGCATCCGCCCCGCTTTGATCATGCCGTCCACCACGCTGGTGGACGAGAATGGCAGCGTGATGGTATAAGGAGGTACTGTATGGACAACAAAATTGAGCCCGGTTACGCCGCTCCGGCGGCAAAAGCCGATTACACCGCCATTGCGCAGGCCGTGAGCGAGCACAACGATGCTGCACAGCCCGGCGAGCACTACTGGGGCATCGCCCTGGCAGACGGCACCTACATGGTGTACGAGGCGGGCACGGTACCACCCCCGCCGACCGCCGAAGAGCTGGCCCAGCGTGAAAAGGAAAAGCAGGAAGCCCAGCAGCGGCAGGAAGCGCTGGACAAGCTGCCTCAGACGTTGGAAGCGCAGAAAAAAGAAAATGAGATGCTTCGGCAGTGCTTGCTGGAAATGAGCGAGACTGTCTATGCATAAAATCACACAAAGAATCGAAAGGATGGTATTTATGATGGCAATGTTATGGGCACAGGAAATTATGTCTGCTGAGACTGTCGAGGAGGCAAAGGCGCTGTATAAGCGCTGCCCGCGCCTGCTGAAGGAGAAGGTCAAGGCACTGCTCATCAAGAGCGGCTTTGAGGAAATCACGCAGTAAGGAGGACGCTATGGCTGAAATCATGGATGTGTCCCGGCATCAGGGCGCAATCAACTGGGACAAGGTCAAGGCAAGCGGCAAGGTGGACGGCGTGATGATTCGCGCCATGGGCAACAGCGCAGAGGGCAGACCCAGTGCGCCCTACACTGACCCGCAGTTTGCCCGCAACTACGCAGAATGCAAGCGGCTGGGCATCCCCTGCGGCGTGTACGGCTACTTCAAAGCAGTCAGCCTGGAGCAGGCCGACAAGGAGCTTGCCTACTTCAAGAAGCTGCTCACCGGCCGGAGCTTTGAGCTGCCGGTGGCCGTGGACATCGAGGACGATGTGCAGCAGCCGTTGGGCAAGGCCGCGCTGACCGACCTGACAGCTTACATGCTGAGCACAGTGGAAAGCTGGGGCGTGTACGCTCTGCTGTACACCGGCCTGTGGTTTGGCAACGCCTTCCTGTACATGGGCGGCGCGGCGCTGAAGTCCTACGACGTGTGGCTGGCTGCCTACCGCACAAAGAAGCCTGCTCCCAGCTGGCCTTTTGGCATGTGGCAGTACACTAGCACGGCGCATATCCCGGGCGTTGTGGATGCAATTCCGGGCAAAGCCACCAACGTGGACATGTCCCACGCATACAAGGACTATGCGGGTATCATCAGCAAGAAGGGTCTGACCCGTCTCCGGGAGGGTAAATGACCGAAAAAGAAGCTCTCCTGTGGGTGCTTGGCATCTTGGGCAGCCTGTGCGCTGCGGCCATCACCATCGACAAGGTGCTGGAAATCATCCACAAGTACATCAAAAAGGCGCAGGCCCCCGACGATGCACAGAACAAGAGGCTTGACGAAATGGACAAGCGCTTGCAAACGCTAGAAACGGGCTATGCGCAACATTCTTTGGCGCTTGGGCGCGATTTGTCCCGCTTCGGGGAAATCGACGAAGTAAACCGCCTGACGCTTGAAGCCGTTCGTGCCCTGCTGGAAGCACAGCTGACCGGAAACAACGTGCCCGCTATGCAGGCCAGCAAGGAAAAAATTGATAATTACCTCATGGAAGGAGTAACGAAACATGGAAGCAATGTTTAACTTTATCCCCGCACCCATCGCACTGGTACTGATGCTCATCGGCTTTGCCGCGCTGGCCGTTGGTGCTATCCGGCTGGGCTACAAGCAGTACGTCAAGCAGTGGGCACTGGAGCTTGTGACCATCGCTGAGGACAGCATCATGGGCAGCGGCCAGGGCGCAAAGAAAAAGAAGCAGGTCTTTGACGCGCTGCGTGCGGCCTGCCCTGCATGGCTGAAGCCTATCATCACGGATGAAGTGCTTGACGCGGTGATTGAAAAGGCCGTGAGCCTGATGAAAAAGGCACTGGCAGAAAAGAAGCCTACCATCAACAAGGAGTAAAGCATGATTGAGCAAAGCGTATCTCTCGCATCCAATGGCGTCGTCAAAGTGCCGGGCTATGAGCAGCTGGTGCGCTTTGGCTACACCAAGAACCGGGGCGTGTACCGCCTTGCTGTCACCGCCACTGGCGAGTGGGAAGGGCTGGCTATCCGCTGCTTCTGGCACGTCCCGGACGGCAAAGACCCGGCATCCTCGCTGGTGGTGTCCGGTTCTGTGGACGTGCCCGCCAGCGTGACCGCACAGCCTGGCAGTGGCTGCATCACCTTTGAGGGAAGCGATGGCACCCGCACCGTGACAAGTGCAGATCTGCGCTACCGTGTGGCTGCCAACAGCGGCACGGAGGACGGCAGCATGCCGGAGCCTGGCACACCTGCCTGGCAGCAGTTTGTGGATGCCGTGCACACCGATGCAACCGCCGCAGAGCAGGCTAAGACCGACGCACAGACCGCTCAGGAAGCCGCTGGCAGTCTGCAGGAGCTGAAGGACAGCATTGCCGCTGGTGACTTCAAAGGCGAGAAAGGTGACAAGGGTGACACTGGCCCCATCGGCCCGGTTGGCCCGCAGGGTGAGACAGGCCCTCAAGGCCCTAAAGGTGACCCCGGCCCTGCCGTAGCACTGGACACCACCCTCACCCACGAGGGCGAAGCCGCTGACGCAAAAGCTACAGGTGACGCGATCAGCGCAGTCAAGGCCCGGCAGAACATCCTTGTTGGCACGGAGACAGGCAACCCTATCGCCGTTGACGACGCTTTCCCTGCGCCCCTGTGCGGCCTGACCGTGTACGGTCGGAGCACGCAGGACGGCACACCCACGCCGGATGCACCTGTGCCTATCGTTAGCGCAGGCGACGGCGGAAGCGTGACGGTGAAGGTGACGGGAGCAAACATGCTAGAGGGCACTAAACCCGGTGTGAAATCGACCGTATACGGAATAACTTACACTACCTATGAAAATGGTTTTTTAATTACTGGTACGGCTACCAACGATTTTTCCATACTCATACACGATGATAGTAAATACCGTTTAACTCATGGTATTTACTACCTAACGACTAAGGGGCTAAGTCCTTCTACTGTGCTCAACTTCTATTTCATCAATAAATTTAACTCTGATATGCAAAACCAGAAAGTAACGCTTAACAGAGACGTGGAGTTTTCACTCCGCCTGCAAATCTCAAAAGGTGCAACATTAAATACCACTGTTCAGGTGTCCTTAACAAGAGACAAAACTACCACCTACTCCCCCTACCGTGAACAGCTCCTCACGCTCCCCACTCCAACCGGCTTACCCGGCATCCCTGTCACCTCTGGCGGCAACTACACTGACGGCACAGGCCAGCAGTGGGTTTGCGACGAGGTGGACTTGGAAAGAGGAGTGAAGGTGCAGAGTGTGGATAAGGGTGCTTTCGACAGCACCAAGCCGTTGGCTGAGCAGAATGCAATTCTCGACACCCCCATCGAAACTCCACTCACCCCTGACGAAATCGTCGCCTACAAAGCCCTCACCGCTTATGCACCAGACACTGTGGTGCAGGCTGGTGACAGTGCGGGGGTCAAGCTTGGGTATCAAAGGAATGTGAACATTGCAATCAAAAAGCTGGAGGACGCAATCGCGTCCATGACCACTACCTAAAGGAGGTACACATGGCTATCAAAAGTAAAGCCCGCCACGACCTGACCCTGCGCTCCATCAAGCGGGAGATCGCCGCAGGACGCGATGTTGCGTTCTGGCTGGATAAAGCATACATGCACTACGACAACGGACTGCTGACCGCAGATGACATCGCAGAGGTTGAGGCTTTGGCGCAGGCGTACTATGACGCTCTGGATGCTGAGGATAGTGCGAACGCTGAGAAAATTACACTGTAAGGAGGATATCATGGCAAGCACTACATACCGCCATCTCGGTGATGTCACCGGGATGTTCGCCGCACAAGAACAATTTCGTGAGGCCACGAAACTGGTGACAAAACGTCACCAGTTTGCCGTCATTGGCAATATGGTGCGTAACGCCGGACAGCTGCCGCAGCCTTTCTGGCTCGGTGCTGCCCGTGGCGGCGGCTCGTGTGGTGCTGCCCTTTGCGCTGCAAGGACTTGACCGACAGAGGATGATTGCCGCCATCAAAAGCGCACCGCTTGGGAGGGTAGACCGTAAGATAGCCTTACTGCGGTATGTTGAGCGGCTCCCGCTGCCGGATATTGCAGCACAGACACATTACAGCCGGACGGCGGTAGGCTACCGGCTGAAAGGCATTGAAAAAATGTTGAATGTGTGATATAATACTTATAGTGTCCGAAGTAGCGTACACACACTTCGGAGAAATGTGTACAGAGAGCCAGCGGAAGAACGTTTACCCGCTGGCTTTTCTTTTTGCACGGATTGTGGTATAATAATCTCAACAAATCCACCCGGCCTCTCGAAGAAGCGCATTAGGGTGGATATTTGCCAGCTAGCCCAGTGCTTTATCTGGGAATGAAAAAAGCGGTTGCCAGATAGGCACCGACCAGTCTCCCGCCCGCCTACTTGCAGTGCGTACCATGCGGGAGACGCATAAAACCCCCGGTGTTCCGTTTGGAGCATCGGGGGCTTTTTTACTTTTTCTTCAATTCCTCAAGCCTGCTGGAAAGTTCTTCTTCCCATCCTTCATGTTCTTTGAGGTACGGGGCGTAAATTATGCTCTCGGCTTCCTTTCGGGCCGCAGTGGCTTCTTCAATCGTGTCATAGCTGCCGAGATGATATTGCTTGCGTTGGAAATTGATATATGCACGCCATCGGCCGTGGCAGTCTTTACACACACCATTTGCGCCAGAAGTGGAATTTTTATTGATATGGCCTCCGACCGCCCTTGTGCAAATCGACACAAGGGAAGAACCATCTGCGTAAACTGTACTGTGAATTGCCCCGCTTTTTTCTCCGATGTCCATGTTGCAATCTGCGCAATGCTGGATTCGAGAAAGCCTTGTGATCTTTACGGTGGTTTCCTTCCCGCATTTCGGGCAAATAGCACGGCACAGAAAACAACCTGACCTCTTCTCGGGCAAAACTTCCAATACTTTCCATCCGTTAATAATCTGTCCTTCTTTTTTCTTCGCCTTTCGTAAAGCCGTCTCCGTCATGGCTGGCTTTTGCCCTCGATTCGCGCAAGACAGACAGCTGCGGCTTTTGCCAAGACGTAGGGAGCTGTCATACACGTCTTTTACCACTCCGCACTCACACTGGCATGTGTAGTAGTGCGGCTTTCCAGACGGCGCAAGTACCGTCCACTTTCCAAAATGCTTTCCAGTCAAATCTGCCATAACATTTTCCTCAGATCAATCCATAGTGCTCGGCCAGCAGGAAGCGGAGATACACAGGGCACGCACGCTTCTCGCCGCACCAGTCCTGCACAGTGCGAAGCGGGATGCCAACCTGCTTTGCAAAAGCGGTCTGACTGTGTCCGGAGGCCTTGACCATTTCCCGCACGTTCATGCGGGAAACGTCCCAGAGATGGGACAAGCGGACGGTCTCGGCGTCCAGATCAAGGTGCCCTTCAAAATCGTCCGAGATGCTGAGGGTGACGTTACCGAGAAAAACTTCTTTCGGCTGCTTGGCAGCCATGCCAAAAAGTTCTGCATTGCTGTACATGGTTGACTTCCTTTCTTTCAGATGGTAATATATTTGCGCACCTCCATGGTGCGTCTTTCACAAAATCCCCTGTCAGATGTTGCGAGCATCCGGCAGGGGATTTTTTATTTACAGGTCACTCCACTCTTCGTTCTCTTTGAGCGTCTCGACGTACTGGGGGTAGATGTCGCTGATGATGACGTCCTTCTCCATGTCGTCCAGTTCGCCGCTCATGAGCGCTTCGGACTGCTCATTGGTCAAGTGCATGTCCGCTGTAAACGTATCCGTTGCGTGATCACGGCAGTGCAAAACCTCACCATCGCAGCCGATGTGGGCGTAAATCGTCCAGACGGTTTCGTCTGGCTCCCACTGCTGCCAGTCCATGGTCTTGTATTCGTCAGGCTCCACCTCGGTGCCGTTCTCCATGACCTTTGCGGCGAACTCTTCAGCGTTAAGGATCTTCATATTTTTTTACCTCCATGTTGTTGTGTGCTTGTGTCTTTCACTGTCTTTATTATACACGCGTTGCGTGCAATTGTCAAGACTTTTTTGAAAATTTTATACGCGTTGCGTGCAAATACTTGAGCGCTCATACAGCCCTGTGCTGTGTGGGCGCTTTTTTTATTTGTCCTTCGTTGCGCGTTCGTTGTCTCTCCCGGCGGTTTAAAAAAGTACACTGGGCACAAAGGGAGGGGGTGCCATGTTGTGGCACAGGTTTAACCCGAACCCGCGTGGGAGCAGCGTCGGGGACTGCGTAGTGCGGGCGGTAGCTGCGGCCACCGGTCAGAGCTGGGAGCAATCGTATATTGCGCTGGCGCTCACCGGCTACGCCATCGGCGATATGCCCAGCGCCAACCGCACATGGGGCGCGTACCTCCAAAAGTGCGGGTTCAAGCGCTGTTTGGTGGAGGCAGACTGCACCACCTGTTACACCGTGGCAGATTTTGCCCGGGAGTACCCCCGCGGTGTGTATGTGCTGGGCTGCTCCGGCCACGTTCTGGCCGTCATCGACGGTGCGTGGTGGGACAGCTGGGACAGTGGCGCGGAATGCCCGATTTACTACTGGTATAAGGAGGAGTAAACGATGCCTTACAATCCGTATGCGTATCAGATGCCGACATACTACGGCCAGCCAATGCCGGACAACCTCGCTCAACTCAGGCAGGGAACAGGCTATCAGTCACCCATGATGCAGCAGCCGACAGCCCAGACAGCACAGGCTACGCCCTCCATCATCTGGGTGCAGGGAGAAGAGGGCGCAAAAGCCTATATGGTCGCCGCAGGCAACAGCGTGTTGCTGATGGACAGCGAAAACAGCGCTTTTTACATCAAGAGCACCGACGCCAGCGGGATGCCGCTGCCTCTCCGCGTCTTTGACTACAAGGAACGCACCACGGCGACAAAAATGCCCCCTCAGACGGCGCAGCAGCCCGGCGGGGAGTTTGTCACCCGAGCAGAGTTTGACGCTCTGGCAGCCCGCTGTGCGGCGCTCGAGAAGTAAGAGCCTGCAAAACCTGAAACGGAGGTCAAATAAGTATGGCAAACCCTCTTTTTAACGCACTGGGCGGCGGTATGCCCGCCATGCCAAACCCTATGGGTCAGTTCGGGCAGATGATGCAGCAGTTCCAGCAGTTCCGTGCAAACTTTCAAGGCGACCCGAAAGCAGAGGTGCAAAAGCTGCTGCAATCTGGCAAAATGTCACAAAACCAGCTGAACCAGCTGCAGGCGATGGCGCAGCAGTTTCAGCAGTTCCTCCATTAAGTCGTAACCGTGGCCACGGTTCAAGCATAAAAATCATTCAAAACACACGAAAGGAGTACAAAAATGTCTCTTTCTTCCGATTCTGCGGTTCTGACCATGCCCGTTCAGCCCGCAAACACCAACGGCGGCAACGGCTTTGGCTTTGGCAATGATGGCGCATGGTGGATCATCATCTTGTTCCTGTTTGCCTTCTGCGGCGGCTGGGGCGGCAACTGGGGCGGCAATGGCAACACCGGTGCCAGTGTCGTTGACGGCTACGTTCTGACCTCCGATTTTGCCAACATCGAGCGCAAGATGGATGGTATCAACAACGGCATGTGTGATGGCTTCTACCAGCAGGCGCAGCTTGTCAACGGCGTGCAGCAGACCGTGAGCAACGGCTTTATGTCCGCAGAGATCAGCCGCGCAAACCAGCAGGCGGCGTTCATGCAGCAGCTGTTTGCCATGCAGATGCAGCAGCAGGAGTGCTGCTGCGAGAACCGCTCTGCCATTCAGGGCGTCAACTACAATTTGGCCACCCAGTCCTGCGAGACCCGGAACACGGTGCAGAACACCACCCGGGACATCATCGACAACCAGAACCAGAACGCCCGCGCCATCCTTGACGCCCTGACCGCACAGCGCATCGAGGCAAAGGACGCAAAGATTGCCGAGCAGGGTCAGCAGCTGTTCGCAGCACAGCTTGCTGCATCTCAGGCAGCCCAGAACGAAACGCTCAAGGCCTACATGAGCGGTCAGCTGGCCTACTACAACCCCCGCCCTGTGCCCGCTTTCCCGGTACCTGCACCCTACCAGTACGGTAACTGCGGCACCGGCTGCGGCTGCAACGGTTGCGCCTAATCGAATAACGGCAACTTTCGAGGATTTCTCGAATGTTCAGCCCCTGAGCTGATTTTGCAAACCAGAGCGCCGGGGCAAAAGTCCCGGCGTTTTTCTATGAAAGGAGCCGATAAAATGGCTGAATTTTCTAATTCTAACATCGTCATCGTGGCGGCGGGTGAAAACCTTCCCCTTACCGAGACCGCGGTGAACGCGCCTGCGTGCATTGTGCATCGTGAGGGCAGCGGCCTTGTGACCATGCGGGGTCTGACCAATCAGTGCAAAGCGCGCTTCAAGGTAAGTTTTGGCGGCAATATCGCCGTTCCCACCGGCGGCACTGTGGGACCCATTTCCGTGGCGCTGGCTGCCGGCGGTGAACCGCTGACCAGTGCGACCGCCATTGTCACCCCGGCGGCAGTCGAAAATTACTTCAACGTTTTCGTGGCCGCTTTCATCGAGGTGCCGCGCGGCTGCTGCGTGACCGTGGCGGTTAAAAACACCAGCACCCAGCCGATCAGCATCGCAAGCAGCAATCTGATCGTTGAGCGGGTAGCATAAGAAAGGAGATAAAGCCATGCTGGATAAATTGAATCATCTGAAGGACGAGATGTGCGACGAGCTTATGGAGCTGACCGACAAAAAGAACCGGTCCCCTGGCGATGTTGAGATGATCGGCGAGATCGTGGACATCATTCTGGACATCCACCGCATCGAGGATTACTGCGAGGGCGGCGAGTACAGCCGTGCGGGCGAGTGGGAAGCTGACATGCGCGGGACCTTCGGCCATGATGCCGGAAGTGGTTACAACCGGGGCAACAGCTACGCCAACCGAAGCCGTCACTATGTGCGCGGGCACTACTCCCGCACGGATGGCCGTGAGCGCATGATCTCCGACATTGAGGACATGATGCAGGAGGCCACCGGCGCGGAGCGCGACGCATACAAGCGGGCAGCCGACATTCTGCGGAACGCATAAGGAAGAGGGTGGCAGGCATGGACATTGACGAGATTAACGAGCATATCCGCAAGCTCAAGTGCGAGGAAACCAGTTGGCAGAGCGTCAACAAGCTTGCTGCCCTTTGCACTGTGCGAGATGAGCTAGAAGAAAAACAGTCACCTGAAACGCAGATCCAGGCATTGCCGCCTGCGACTTATGCGGAGGCTTACTCCACAGCAGCTGAATCACAAAGCGACTTTGTGGCGGCTGCCAGCTCTGTTCCTTTTGGTGGTCTGATGCAGGTGCTTGACGAGCACATAAAGGCAATAAAGCTGGTTTACCCGAAAGAGTATGAGCTAGTAATGCGGAAGATAAGCGACTTGTAAAAAGGCATAGAATGTGCTATTTTTACATAAGATTCAGCGTTTGGGCATGGGACATATAATCTAACAGAAAGCTAACAAGTTTATAATTATTCACGTTAAAACGCTAAATAAATTTGATTTGTAATCAGTGGGTTGCAGGTTCAACTCCTGTCACCAGCTCCA